AAAGTTGGAGACCCTGAAGGAAGCTTATTTCTCTTCAGTTGCAACTCCCAAGGCTAAAACTGAAACTCTGTCGGAAGGTGTAGATTCTTCACCGGAGACAGTCTCTGGATCGATGGCTGCATATCTGAAGACACTTTCACAATTTAGCAAAAACTGAATTTAACATTAAATCAAACGTAAACAACTATTAAAGGTAAAAGCAAATGTTCCATTCTGAGCATCTGCAGGAAAAGTGGGCACCTCTTCTCAATTATGGTGATCCTATCAAGGATTCCCACCGTAGAGCTGTCACAGCTGTCCTGCTCGAAAACCAAGAAAGATTCCTCCGTGAGCAATCTGCATTCGACAACGGTTCGATGCAGTCCCTCATGGAAGCACCAACCAACAGCGGCAACGCTACTGGCGCACAAGGTGGATATGGTGGTAGTGCAACTGCAGGTGGTCCTGCAGCAGGTTTCGACCCCGTACTGATCAGCCTCATTCGCCGCTCCATGCCAAATCTGGTCGCTTATGACCTGGCTGGTGTTCAACCTATGTCCGGTCCTACTGGCCTGATCTTCGCGATGCGTTCGCGTTATGTCAACCAGTCCGGTACTGAGGCATTCTACAACGAAGCAGACACCACATTCTCCGGAAACAACGCTTCATACGGCGCAAATATCACCAGAGACTTCGCTGACAACAACGCAGGTATTGGTTCTACCATTCAAACTGGCACCAATCCTTCTGTTCTCAACCCTGTTGGTACAGCTTCATCGACCGGTTATAACGTCGGTCAAGGTATGCCTACTGGCGACGCTGAGAACCTCGGCGGTGCTAGTGCTGCTTTCAACGAGATGGCATTCTCGATTGAGAAAGTCACCGTTACTGCAAAGTCACGTGCTCTGAAGGCAGAATACAGCCTCGAGCTTGCACAAGACCTGAAGGCAATCCACGGTCTGAATGCTGAAGCGGAACTCGCAAACATTCTCTCCACAGAGATTCTTGCTGAGATTAACCGCGAAGTTATTCGTACCATCTATAAGGTTGCTGAGCAAGGTGCTGTAGAAAATACCGCAACTCCTGGCGTATTCGACCTCGACGTTGACTCCAACGGTCGTTGGTCTGTTGAGAAGTTCAAGGGTCTCCTGTTCCAAATCGAGCGTGACGCAAACAGAATTGCTCAGCGCACTCGTCGTGGAAAGGGCAACATCATCCTCTGCTCTGCAGACGTAGCATCTGCTCTGAGCATGGCTGGTGTTCTTGATTACACCCCAGCACTCAACGCTAACCTGAACGTTGATGACACCGGCAACACCTTTGCAGGTGTTCTGCTTGGTAAGTATCGCGTATATATCGATCCTTATTCAGCAAACCTTGCTGCAGGTAATACCGCATCTAACAACCAATACTATGTTATTGGTTATAAGGGTTCTTCCCCTTATGATGCTGGTCTCTTCTACTGCCCTTATGTACCCCTCCAGATGGTACGTGCAGTTGGTGAGGACACCTTCCAGCCTAAAATTGGTTTCAAAACTCGCTACGGTCTTGTTGCGAACCCATTTGCAGAGGGAACTGATAAGGGTCTTGGACGCCTTCAGGTTAATGCAAACCGCTACTACCGTCGCGTTGCGGTCAAAAATTTGATGTGAGTCATTCTCACAAAGATCTCAAAGGACCCCTCAGGGGTCCTTTTTTTATGATCTCCTAACATAACTGCGCATAAATACTCATCGTCTTATAAAATAACATGGTGTCGCAATAACCGAACATGTTTCTTTTAATCAAGACGATCATGATCTTTACTCCGATCATCTACTTACTCAACTGGAGTCTTCACCATGGTCTGCAAAGGTAATAAATACAATACGATGATTATACTTGAATATGTTTAAAACTCTTTTGATTTCCACCCTAATCTATTCTACACTTATTGGGTTTTGGATTTATTGGGGACTAAATAATGCCTACCCAGGATAAATACATAAAGGATTAATTTGAAATGCCAATCTCAAATGGTTTAAGAAATAAGATCACCAACAGAAACTTTCTGTCAAATGTTGGTTATCAACTAATTTTAAATAGATGCCCCAAAGTGGCATTCTTTGGAAATGGTGCATCTATTCCATCTCTCACACTTGGTCCAGCAATACAACCAACAGGGTTGAAGGATATTGATGTTCCCGGTGATAAGATACAATTTGACGATCTCCGTGTAAGATTCTTGGTTGATGAGAATCTGGAAAATTACATGGAGATTCACCATTGGATCCGTGGTATTGGATATCCAGACAGTCTACAAGAAACATATGACTGGCAGAGAACCAATCCAAATATGATTCAACCATTTCCATCGGTTTTGAACTATACTAGTGATGGAACAATAAATATACTGACTAGTGCCAACAATCCTGCATATAAAGTTGTGTTTCGGGATCTTTGGCCATCATATCTAAGTGAATTAGATTTCACTTCTACGGATCCAGATCTCGAATACATTTCCGCTGAGGTAGTATTTAAGTATACGATCTATGATTTCAAAACTTTAAATAATGAGATCCTATATTATGCAAAGCCAGAGCCTGAATCTTGAATTGATTCAGAACATGTGGGAGAAAGATGCCCATATTGATATTGACAATCTACACACAGAATCCTTGAATATTCCCGTTTTACATGCCAAGTATTTTGACATGTATAATAACACAATTCTCCTGCGGAAAAAGGCAGAGCAGCAGAAGAAAAATATACGTCATGAACGCTATGAATACTATAGCGGAAAAGCGGACCCGGATGTTTATATTGAGGATCCATTCCCCAAGAAGATTCGGGACAAGGATACGATGGAAAAATATCTATCTGCAGATGACAAACTTTCCAATATTACTCTTAAAGTAGATTATTATGATGTGATGCTCGCCTATCTTGAGAGCATTCTCAAACAGATCTCCAACAGAACATATCACATTAAGAACGCTATAGACTTTCAAAGATTTGCTGCGGGGTTAGGATAATGGAAGATGACCATTCATATTCATTAGAATTAACGATTGAAGATATTCATTTACTATATGATTGTGTTTGTAGACGAATTGAAAGTTGGGAAGGATATCCATCAAGACACCCATTTGAACAACAACACTTAGGTGAATTGAAGAATAAGTTATACAGACCGATTCTGGATTTTAAGTTTAATTCTGGGGAATAAATACATGTAGCGACTTGGGTAGATGGCAACATCTACTTTATGAATTAGCATGACAGAATTAAAGATTATAAAGTCTAATGAGGTCTTTCTAAAAATACAGACTGATCCTCATGTTGAATACGAATTGCGCGACCACTTTACCTTTCAGGTAGAGGGAGCAAAGTTTATGCCCCAATACCGAAAAAGAAATTGGAATGGTGATATACACCTTTTTGATATGCGAAGCAAGCAGATCTATGTGGGTCTTTTAGATAAGCTTGTTGAATTTTGTCACACATGCGGATACAAATATAAGTTTGAAGATAATAAGTTCTACGGCAGTCCCTTCGAATCAAACGAAGAAATAACACGGGAAGGTGTTAAGGGATATATGCAGGCAATATGCTCTCATACACCTAGGGAGTATCAAGTAGATGGAGTATGCGATGCTCTAAAATATAACAGAAAGCTATTGATATCTCCAACTGCTTCAGGCAAATCTCTGATGATCTATTCATTAGTGAGATATTATGTAGAGAAGAATCAAAAAATACTCTTAGTTGTTCCAACGACATCCCTTGTAGAACAGATGTATAAGGACTTCGAAGATTATGGATGGGATGCTGGTTCATATTGTCACCGAATATATTCAGGTAGAGAAAAGACGAATGAGTTTCCTGTAACGATTACCACGTGGCAGTCAATTTATAAATTGGAACGTTCATTCTTTGAAGATTATAATGTAGTTATTGGAGATGAAGCACACCTATTTAAGAGTAAGTCATTAATTGAAATAATGACCAAACTCCATCATGCAAAATATAGGTTTGGATTTACCGGAACACTTGACGGTACACAGACTCACAAGTGGGTTCTGGAGGGTCTATTCGGTCCATCATACAAAGTAACTCGAACATCCGAGTTAATGGAGCAGGGACACCTCTCTCAGTTAGATATTAAGTGTATTGTGTTGAAGCATTCACCCAAGAAATTTGAAACCTATGAGGATGAGATTCAGTATCTTATCTCTCATGAACGAAGAAACAAATTCATATGCAATCTTGCTTTGGATCTGAGTGGAAATACTCTGATTCTGTATAATCGTGTAGCAGCACACGGACAGGTTCTGTATGACATTATAAATAACGTTATATCAAACACCCCGAATAGGAAACTATTCTTTATCCATGGGGGAGTAGATGCTGAAGAAAGAGAATTGGTTAGAGAAATCACCGAGAGAGAATCTAACGCGATTATAGTGGCATCTTACGGCACATTTAGTACCGGTATTAACATCAAGAACCTTCATAATGTAATCTTTGCATCTCCATCAAAGTCTAGGATTCGAAATCTTCAGAGTGTTGGAAGAGTGTTAAGAAAATCAAAGACTAAATCAAAAGCGATGCTTTATGATATATCAGATGACTGTACTTATAAGTCTAAGAGGAATTTCACTCTAAATCATCTAATAGAAAGAATCAAGATCTATAATGAAGAGAAATTCAATTACGATATTATTACTGTAAATCTTAAGAATTAATCTATGACAAAATAATCAAGAGAGGATCACGTAAATGGGTATAGAGGAAGATTTCTTTGCAACCATCAAATTTAAATCAGGTGAAGAAATATTTTGTAAGGCAGCTGTATCAGAAGAAGAGAATAGAACCATTATTCTGGTCAGCTGTCCAATTGTAATTACTGAACTTAAAGGTAGAACATCCAATGGATACAAGATCGAACCTTGGCTAAAGACCACTACTAATGATATGTTTGTTATTGACAAGAGTGACATCTTGACCATGTGCGAAACTACTGACCAAGAAATGATTGGTATGTATTATCAGTTCACAAGGCACGTGGCATTAAATTCTAGTAAAAATCCTAATCAGATTACTCTTACTAAAGAACAAGGTTACGTTTCTAGTGTTACTGAAGCGAAAGAATTTCTAGAAAAACTCTTTGATCTTTAAGCTGGCTATACCTGATCTTTCAACCGCGACAAAGGTAGTCTACTGCTGATTTCAGGACTTGTCAAGCCTTGACTGAAATCTGTGGAATCGCTTATAATGATACATATAATATGTTTTTAAAATATGTTGACAACAGCGGTAATGGTAAGAAGAAAAAGAACAGAGCACTATGTAAATAATAAAGACTTTCTGGAAGCCTTAATTAATTACAGAGAAAGGTGCAGAGCAGTAGCTCTTCAAGAAAATCCAGATATTACGGACGAACAATTAAGAAATTGGAAAAGTCCCAATAAACCAAAGATCACAAATTATTTGGGTGAGTGTTTCCTTAAGATTGCAACACACCTGTCATTCAAACCAAATTTCGTGAACTACATGTTCAAGGATGATATGATTTCTGATGGGATTGAAAATTGCATTCAATACATTCATAACTTCGATCCCAATAAGTCTCAGAATCCTTTTGCATACTTCACTCAAATCATTCATTACGCATTCCTACGCAGAATTCAAAAGGAAAAGCGTCAGTTAGAAATCAAGAACAAAATCCTTGAGAGAACTGGATTTGATGAGGTCTTTGTTGATGATGGATTAGTTGACGGAATGAATTACAGCGACTATAATAGTATTAAGGATTCAATCCACCAAAAAGTTCGTTATTGATGCTATGAAGCCGACGGTTATTGTCGAACCAATTTCATATATGACTACTAGCGGATGTAAATTTTATACATCCTTTAAAAGTACAGATACTTTTATATGTGAAGTTTCGCACAACAATCCATTTGAAATGTTCTGCCATGAAAATCAAACAGATCAGCTGATTCCCATCCATGGTACGATGTATCTGTTTTATATTCATGAAATGGATGTAAAATATGTCACTCTGTGTGCAGAATTTCCCGTTTGTGTGATTATCCCTCCGAGGGTTATTCATGGTTCAATTAATGTATCGGGTAAACCCGCCGCTGTTGTTAATGCATTAGTGCGACACCATGAACCCGCGCCTAATGATTATGTACCAATTACACGTCTAGAACCTGGATTGGAGGAAAAATACCTTAGGCTTTATGAGCGTCTAAAAATTAAGCATGGTGTTTGATAATGAAAATCGCGATTATTTCAGACACACACTATGGGTGCAGAAAGAATTCTAAGATCTTTCATGACTATTTTAAGAAGTTTTATGATGATGTCTTTTTCCCAACCCTAGATGAGGAGGGAATTAAGACAATTGTTCATATGGGTGATGCCTTTGATAGTAGAAAAGGTGTTGACTTTTCTGCTTTATATTGGGCAAAGAATAACATCTTTGATCCAATCAAAGAACGCGGAATTCAGATGCACTTGATTGCTGGCAATCATGATGTATACTACAAGAATACAAATAATATTAATTCTGTAGATTTACTGTTGAGGGAGTATGATAATGTTAAAGTCTATTCCTCCCCCCAAGAAATCACTCTTGGGAAACTGAAAGTTTTGTTGTTGCCATGGATTAATCAAGAAAATGAAGAAATTTCCCTCAAACTTATTGAAAAGACAACTAGCAAAGTTGCGATGGGGCACCTTGAGCTCAGAGGATTTGCTGCTAGTAGAGGGCACCTCATGGAAGAGGGTATGGGCAGCGAACTATTTGCAAAGTTCAGCAAAGTCTACTCTGGACACTATCACACTCGATCGTCCCTAGATCCTATTTTCTATCTGGGCAATCCTTATGAAATGTTCTGGAATGATGTAAAAGATAGTCGTGGATTTCATATCTTTGATACAGAAACTATTGAACATACTCCAGTAAACAATCCTTATAGAATGTTCTATAATATTTACTATGAGGATACTCCACACCAAACATTTAATGTTCGTGAATATGAGAACAAAATCGTTAAGGTGATTGTTCGCAAAAAGACAGATCCTAAGAACTTTGAGAAATTCATCGACAAGATTTTTAGGGCAAATGTTCATGAACTAAAGATTGTCGAAAACTTCCAAGCACAAGATATTGAAGAGTTTGAGGCAGTTGAATCTGAGGATACTCTTTCTATTTTGAATAGATATATAAGCGAATCAGAGACTGCTTTGGATAAATTGTCGATACAAAGGTTAATTCAAAACATCTATCAGGAAGCTTGCGAAATGGTATAATGTATATACTTACTGTGCTGGGACATGAAAAGGAAGGTGTCTATGCAGTAGAGACCGAAAGCGGCGAAATGATACTTTATGTTTTTACTGAGGAGGATGATGCTGTTAGGTATGCTATGTTGCTGGAGGAGAACGATGGATATCCAGAAATGCATGTTATAGAACTGGATGATGAACTAATCCTTCAAACATGTGAAACTGGGGGATACAAATATGCCTTAATTACGGAGGATGATATAGTCTTTCCCCCCAAAGACTGCCCTTTAGGTACTATAGAATAACATATAATGATTTGTTATGATTGTCTTTAAATGTATTAGGTGGCGCAATTTTCTAAGCACCGGTCAACATACTACAGAAATTACACTTGATAGTAATTCAACCACTCTTATTATTGGTAATAATGGTGCGGGGAAATCCACGGTTCTGGATGCCCTGACTTTTTCTTTATTTGGAAAACCATTTAGGAAAATCAATAAACCACAACTAGTCAATTCTGTGAACGAACGGGATTGTTTGGTTGAGGTTGAATTTTGTATCTCCAACGTCAATTGGAAAGTTCGTCGTGGAATCAAACCAAACATTTTTGAGATCTATAGAAATGATTCTTTATTGGATCAAAATTCTGCCACACTTGATCAGCAGAGGTGGTTTGAGCAAACAGTTCTGAAGATGAACTTCAAGTCATTCACTCAAATTGTTATTCTGGGGTCTGGGAACTTTACACCCTTCATGCAACTTTCTGCTGCGAATCGTAGGGAGGTTATTGAGGATCTGTTGGACATTAAGATCTTCTCCTCTATGAATTCCCTAGTCAAAGATAAGATTCGTCAGTTCCGGGAGGATGTAAAAGTTCTTGAAATCAAGAAGGATTCTCTAACCGATCGCGTGAATATGCAACGTGACTTTATTGATGAGGTTGAGAGTAGAGGAAAGGACAATATAAATGCCCATAAGAAGAAGATTGCCAACCTGGGCAAGGAAATATGCGTTTATAGTGAAGAAAACGAAGAAACCGCTGGGAAGATTGAGGGACTGACGGAAGAACTTGAAACTGTTAAGGGTTCTAAAGATAAGTTGAAAAAGTTGGGCGCTCTGAAGGGCAAAATATCTCAAAAGGTAGTTACTGTTACTGAAGAGCATAAGTTTTTTAACGAAAATACGGTTTGCCCCACATGTAAGCAGGACATAGAAGAATCTTTTCGATTAAATAGAATTGAAGACACTCAAAATAAAGCAAAGGAGTTGCAAGTCGGGTTTTTAGAACTTGAGCAAGCAATTAAGGAAGAAGAAGAACGAGAGTGTAAGTTTATTACAGTTTCGACAGAGGTTACTCAATTAACACATGGCATTTCTCAAAACAATATTCAGATTTCTGGATTGCAACGACAAATCAGAGATTTGGAATCGGAAATTCAGAGAATTACCGATCAACTTGCGAACAGAAATACTGAGCATGAGAAATTAGAAAATTATGAACAAAGTTTATCAGAAATATATGACGAACTAATCTCTAAAAAAGAAGAAATTAATACACACGAATTCATCTTTAATCTTCTAAAGGACAGCGGAGTTAAATCTAAAATCATCAAGAAATACTTACCGCTTATTAATCAGCAAGTAAACCGTTATCTTCAGATGATGGATTTTTATATCAACTTTACTCTTGATGATGAGTTTAACGAAACTGTCCAATCTCCAATTCATGAAGATTTTTCATATGCCTCATTTAGTGAGGGTGAGAAAATGAGAATTGACCTGGCACTTCTTTTCACTTGGAGGGAGGTTGCTAAGTTTAAGAATTCTGTCAACACTAATCTTTTAATCATGGATGAAGTGTTTGATAGTTCTCTTGATGGATTTGGGACAGAAGAGTTTCTAAGAATTATTAGGTTTGTAGTTAAAGACGCAAATATCTTCGTAATCTCCCACAAGAGTGGTCTTGAGGAAAAATTCAATAAACTGATTCGTTTTGAAAAGGTGAAGGGGTTTAGTGTGATGGTTGCCTAAGTGGCACAGTCATTCCTTCACCACCCACTCCGGGGAGTATAATACTCTTATACGGAATACCACCATGGCTAAGAATACGCCAAACTGGCAACATCACTCCAAGAAGGAACAGAAGAGAAAACTTAAACCCCAAGCACTAAGACAAGCGAAGGCCAGACTTAAGGCATTCAAGAAAAAGCACTCCCGCGCGGGAGTGCTTTTTTTATAAATACTCAAATAGAGAGTAATTATCGTAACATGGATTCACAAGAACTTCGTAGCTTAATGGAAGCATATGTCCAAGTACATGGTGAAAACCTTCAAGAAGGTGATGCCAGCAAAAAGGCAGAAACTGAGTTTCACCAGGATCTAGATAGTCTGGTTCACAAGACTTTTGGCGCGAGTCCAGAAGAGAAGAAGAAGGAAAAGGTAAAGAAAGAAGAACTTGATATCTTTGATGTAGTTCTTGAGTTCCTCCAAGCAGAAGGATACGCAGAAACTCTGGAAGAGGCAGAGTGGTTGATGGCAAATATGATTGATGAGGAAGCGATTGGTATTATTCTTGGTGAAGCAATCTATAGTGAAAAGGGTAAAGCAAAAGCAGCAGAAATGATTGCCAAGCGTTCTACTCCTTCAGGTAGAGCAAAGTCAGGTAAAGGTGCTAATGTTGCTCAAATCAGACAAATTCGTGGTTCTGGTAGAGGACGCTTTGATAGAGAAGGTCTTGGTGGAACTCCTATGACTCCAACCATGGCTAAAAATCCAATTAAGAAACATAACTATGATGGAACTGGAAACAAGGCAGCAAGAAGAGCAGCAGCACTTCGTCAAGAAGATTATGTAAATGAAGCACAAGCAGCAAGAAACAATCCAGAGAAGTATGAAAGAGAGCAGGCAAAGAAATCTGCTCCTGTTCGTGGAGAAAGAACTCCTATGCCACCAAGAGGTGATAAGCGTAGAGAGGACTTTGAGAAGTGGTATGCTAAGAATGTTCGTGAAGAAATGACCCCAGAGCAAAGAAAGGCCCGTGCAGCGCGTCTTGATTATAAGGATGAAGTGAGAGCAGCAAGAAGGGCATGGATCAAGAAGGTAAATCAGGGTCGTCCTGAATATGAGGGCGTAAAAGAGGCATATCAGGATCCAAAGTTCTCCAGAAAGGATTACCTTGCTAAACTACAAAAGCGTGGTGGTATGGGTATGGGAACCAAGGAAGATCCCCATGGATACAGAGATCCTAAGATGGCAAAGGTTGGAGCAGAATTCTCAAAGAGAGTAACTGCAGCACATAAGGCCAGAAAGAGTGGCGAACCCGATGCTTACAGAGCAGAGAAAGAGGGGCAGTCCAAAAAGAAGTGACCCCTGACAGTTGAAAAAGTGTCCACCAACCCCCTCCAGCAGGGGGTTTTTTCGTATGATGAGTATGTACCGGAAGAGAGAAGCATGTCGATTGTAAACCACCAAATCAAATCGCAACTGGCAAAGTTGCTTGCGACTGAAGATCTTGTGGTTGAGCATCGCAAGGTGGAGACTGCGCAGTTTAACGTCCACACCCGTGTGCTGACTCTTCCGCTGTGGGAGAAGGCATCCAACGACATTTACGACCTTCTGGTTGCTCATGAAGTTGGTCACGCTCTCTACACTCCTGATGAGGATTGGCGTGAGAAAGTGAATGTTCCTGGTCAGTTTGTGAACATCGTAGAAGATGTTCGTATTGAGAAACTGATCAAGCGTCGTTATGCTGGACTTCCTAAGACTTTCTTCCGTGGTTATAAAGAACTGAATGAGGATGATTTCTTCTGTGTTGGTGATGAGAATGTGAATACATTCAACCTGGCAGATCGTATCAATCTATTCTATAAGGTTGGCAACTTTGTTGATGTTCAGTTTACTCCGGATGAACAAAAGATTGTGGACCTGATTGGTGCCGCAGAATCCTTTGAGGATGCTCTGAATGCAGCACAGGTTCTCTATGATTACTGTAAGAAAGAGGGTGAGGAAACTATTTCCGTTGCTCCTTCTACTGATGAGTCTGCTCAGGGTTCTTCCATGCAGAATGGTGAATCTGTAGAGCAAGAGACTGAAAATCCTGAACTGCAGGATGGTGAGGGTGATGGTCGGGATGATAATCGCGGAACTGATGAATCTCAATCCCCCGCTGATATTGATGCTCAGGGCGATTCTACTGGTGGATTTGATAATGTTGAGACTAAAACTGATCGGGCACTTGCGGAAAAACTTCGCGATCTTGCTTCCATTAATGGTCCAGAAATCATCTATCTGGAGTCTCCTAAAGTTAATAGTAACACCATCGTTGTTTCCAATCAGGAGTTTCATGATCATGTGAGGGCAGAATTTGTGCTCACAGATTATGATCGTGATGCTTGGAATAAAACCTATCAGGAGTTCAAGAAAGAAGCACAACGCGAAGTAAACTACCTTGTCAAAGAGTTTGAGTGTCGCAAGACTGCCGATGCATATGCACGTGCAACCACATCAAAGACTGGTGTTCTTGACACTCGCAGTCTTCATACCTACAAGTTTAATGAGGACCTCTTCAAGAAGATTACTATTCTTCCTGATGGCAAAAATCATGGTCTGGTATTTGTTCTTGACTGGTCTGGATCTATGGAAGACTATCTTGTGGAAACCGTTAAGCAACTGTTTACACTTGCATGGTTCTGTAAGAAAGTTGCCATTCCCTTTGACGTTTACATGTTTACTAACTCTTGGGCGAGGGTTGTCTATGATGATGAAACCGGTGATGTGACTTATCCCAAACCACATACTCAATTGACTGCCAATAAACTCTTTATTGACGAATCGTTTAGTATGATCAACGGTCTTACTAGTTCCATCTCTTCCACTAAGTTTGACCAGCAACTGAAAACGTTCTGGTGTCTTGCTAATGGTTGTGTTAATCGTTGGGGTGGATCTCGTGTTCCTCCTAGGGCAGATCTTTCTGGAACTCCTTTGAGTGAAGCGATGATCTCTCTTCACACAATTCTCCCAGAGTTTCAGCGGAAGAACAAACTTCAGAAGGTTCAGTGCATCATTCTTACTGATGGTGAGGGATGCTCTACTCAATATGGGGAAGAGGTTGCTGAACCACAACACGATGGTGGTTCTAATCTCAAACTCCGGAAGCGTCATCTTGCTTATAGCTACTGCTATAATCGTGATATTTGCTTTCGCAACCGTAAGACTGGTAAGGTGTACTCTGTCACCAATACTGCTGACATTTCCAACATGTTAATCACAGACCTTCGTGATACTTTCCCGCAAGTCAATTTCGTCGGTATTCGCATTCTTACCTCTGGACAACTCAATAGGTTCCTGGCAGAAAATACGAAACTCAATCCCATCGATCGTCTGCTTGTATGTAAGTCCTTTAAGAAGGATCATAGTGTTGCTATTAAGACTGATCATTTCCACCGTTATTTTGGTATGTCTGGTCATCACATGAATGTCTCTGATGACTTTGAGGTTGTGGACGGTGCCAGCAAAGCACAAATTAAAAAGTCCTTCATGAAGTCCCTGCAGTCCAAAAAGATGAACAAGAAGATCCTTTCTGAGTTTGTTGAATTGATTGCTTGATAAATATCTCTATAGAGATATTCTGTCAGATGAAGACTTTTTCCGAATTTATGCTAGAATGTAAGTCCCTCCAAGAGGGGGGACTTTCTAGGGTTGTTCAAAAATCCAAGAAAGGTGGACTAGCAATTGTTTCTGCTGAACGTGGAGATAAGTCCAAGAAGGAGAATAAGGCGCGTTCCCGCCAAATGGAGAGGGATATTAAGGGTGCCGGTCTTCCTGGTCCTACAAAGGCACAGGGGAGGTATACAGAGGACGATGGATCCCCAGAAGGTAGAAAGGTTGGAGAAAAGTCTCATATCATCAGTTCAGGTAAAAAGGGTAAGCGTAAGTTTAAAAAAGCAGTTGAAAAACTGGGAACAAAGCATGGTCAAGATGCCGTGCTAGTTCAAAAGAAACCCGGCGGATCTGGTGATTTGGTTGGCACAAAGAAAGGTGCTTGGCCAGGTAAGGGTAAGAGAGTTCCTCAAGGAAAAATGAGACCTGGAAGAACTGGTGAATTTGACACCAAAGTTAAGAACAAAACGTTTACATTTGAGAAGAAGTGATTATGGGAAATAAAGTAGTTCTTCAGAATACTAACTTTATGTCCCGCATGGTTGCTTATGAAGCAAGAACGCGAGGCAAAGAGGTTTACTATAAAGATGCTGATGGAAATGTTATTCCATTTGATGAGGCGATAAAGAGAAACGATTCTTAATGTTCTGGGACAGTTTTCGAACTGTCCTTTTTCGTGCTCCGACCCATCCAGAGACCGTATAATAAAAAGGTAGATGGATGAGGCAAATCCCCAAATGGCGTTTCAGAGCAAAGTTACTACCGACACCTTGATCAAAGAACTGACTGGTTCTTTTGGTAATGTTGTCAACTCTTCTCAGATTCGGGAGTATTGCTCCGCTCATGGAGTCTCTTATCCTACTGTGGTAAAGAAACTTGAGCAATATAAAGTTAAGCGTGGTGAATGGAATCTTGAAGTGACAAAAGAAAATATTGAGCAAATTGAGCATAGTTACAACGCAATTTCTGTTGTCCCTAACGTCGAAGATCAGAACAATCTTGTTCCCCAGAAGGATCACACGTTTGTTTCTTTCGGCAATTTTAGTGACATTAAGAGGATCATTAAGTCCAAGATCTTCTATCCTGCGTTCATTACTGGTCTCTCTGGTAATGGTAAAACATTCGGTGTTGAGCAGGCATGTGCTCAACTTAATAGGGAATTGATTCGTGTCAACATTACAATTGAGACTGATGAAGATGATCTTATTGGTGGATTCCGTCTTATCAACGGTGAAACTGCTTGGCATAATGGTCCGGTCATCGAAGCCTTGGAGCGCGGTGCGGTTCTACTGCTTGACGAAATTGACCTGGCTTCCAACAAGATTCTTTGCCTTCAATCGATCCTAGAAGGTAAGGGAGTCTT